GCTCGACTACTCTGGTTCGATGTCTAGTGTATTGGGCGACGTCCTCGCTCAGACTTTAAATCTAGTCACCTTCTGCAAAAAAGTTGGAATTCCTTTCGTAGTGTACTCTTTTACTTCACGGTATTGCATGAGACAGAATCACAAAAGCACAATGGAGGCAACAATTAACGAAGTCGATTTAAGAGACGTAATGCTTGTTGAGCAAATTTCAAGTGATCTTTCAAAGTCAGACTACGAATCAGCTTTCCGCGATCTGTGGTTACGGACTGAAAGATACTCTCCTATAGTTTCAGATTACGACGAGCTTGGTGGTACTCCACTCAATAACGTATTGACTATGATGCCTACTGTCATTAATGACTTTATTGCAAAACACAAAGTTCAAAAACTCAACTTTGTAACTCTTACAGATGGTGACTCTCACTCCATTCAAACAAACCACGAGTGGGGTGAGTGGAGCGGCGCTTATCAAGTTAAGCTTAATGGCAAGTATCATTCAGTTCACCGTAACTGCACTGACAAGCTTATGGAAATTATTCAAGATATGACAAATGTCACAACGATTGGTTTCTTTCTACCAAACTCTAAAAACGAAATAAAGCGTGTTATTGAAAGACGCTGCGGTTATCGTTACAACACCGGGTATCGCAAAGAAGTTGCTAAGCTTCGTAAAGAGCACAAGAAAGAAGGTTTTCTAAATCTAAAGTCTAAAGGTTTCAACGCTTACTACTTACTCGATTCTGACGTTAGAATTGATGACGCAGACTTTACTTACGAATCAGATGGTATTGACATCTCTTCTACTAAAAGAGCACAAACAAAATTGGCCAAAGAGTTCGGTAAACACCACTCTGCGGCAAGGAAAAACCGCGTGCTTTTGACCAACCTTGCAACTCAAATTGCATAAGCCTTTAATGATAAACAACATAAACTTCTTTACAAATCACGTAAAGTATGATATAATATTATTATAAGATTGATTATGACTGAAAATAAAGAAACACAACTCCGCGAGAAATTCGCAAACGAAACCGCCCCGGTACGTCGCAAAGACATTAATGCCGCCGGCGCTGAGCTCGGAATGTCCGAGTATGAAGTGTGGAAAGTAGTGAAGACACTACTCTCTGCTGGTAAACGAGGCTACTTTTATTTCAAGGCGCCTGCCACTGAAGTTTCAGCTCCCGCTGAAAAACTCTCTGCCGCCAAAAAGTTCAAGATGGCGACCACAGTTGCGTCTGTAGTTGACGACGAAATTTACATTCCAAAGGCTGACCCGACATACGTCAAATGGGGCGAGTACAAAACTGTCTTGTCCGTGATTGAGTCTGGTCACTTTTTCCCACTTTACATTTCCGGTATGTCCGGTAATGGTAAGACCTTTATGGTCGAACAAGCGACTGCGAAAGCCAAGCGCGAATACATCCGAGTTCAAATCTCGCCTGAAACGGACGAAGACGATTTGATCGGTGGTTTCCGTTTGATTGACGGAGAAACCATTTTCCAAAAGGGCCCTGTCATTAAGGCCATGGAGCGTGGAGCTATTCTACTCATCGACGAGATTGACCGAGCAACTAACAAGATCATGTGTCTTCAAGGTGTACTCGAGGGTAACCCAGTGCTTCTTAAAAAGACTGGTGAAGTTATCAATCCCGCACCTGGTTTCAACGTAATTGCTACTGCAAATACTAAGGGTCGTGGCTCTGATGACGGACGTTACTCCGCAGCTTCTATTATTGATGACGCTTTTCTTGAGCGATTCGTTGCTTCAATCGACCAAGCCTACGCACCATCTAACGTTGAGAAAACAATTCTCACCAAGCATGCTGCGAAGTACGATGTCGACGACTCAGAGTTTATTGAAAAGCTCGTCAGTTGGTCAACGGTAATCCGCAAGACTTTCGAAGATGACGCTATCGACGAAGTAGTTTCAACACGGCGTCTATGCCACATCGTTAAAACACATTCTGTTTTCAACGATCGCTCTAAGTCAATCGAGCTTTGCATCAATCGTTTCGACAACGAAACTAAGACAGCGTTCCTCGACCTTTACACAAAGATTGACGAATCAGCCGAGCCAATCGCGACTGAAGAAGCCAATACAGATACACCACTTTCGGAGCAAGAGGTCGCTCCGTTTTAATACAGTCATAACTCAATCAATCAGTGGCCCCTGCAATTCTGCGGGGGTCACACTTTTTTAAATTTTTTTATGGATAACACCGGAATTAAATACGATGCAGGTAAACCAGAGTATGGTTTAATTCCTGCTCATGCTCTTGAAGAAGTTGCTAAGGTTCTCACCTTCGGAGCTAACAAATACGACCGAGAAAATTGGCGTAAACTTGAACACCTTCAGCGTCGTTATTTTGACGCTGCCCAACGTCATATGTGGGCCACTAAACGTAATGAGATTGCAGACCCCGAATCGGGCCGGCATCACATTGCACATTCTATCGTTTGTTTGCTTTTTTATCTTGAAAGCGAGCTCAATTCTGATATAGTATTAACTAACAATGAAACTAAGTAAAGAAACAATATCCGTACTAAAAAACTTTAGTGCGATTCAACCCAACCTCGTAGTTAAGCCTGGCTCAACTATTTCAACATTGGCTGATGCTAAAAACATTATTGCCGAATCAAACGTCAAAGAAACGTTTCCGCAGGAGTTCGGAATCTACAATCTAAATGAATTTATTAACGCACTTTCATTAGTTGAAGAACCCGAGCTAGAATTTTCTGAAAGACATGTCACAATTGTTGGCAGTGATGGAGCTAAAGTAAAATACCATTTTGCTGATTCATCTATTCTTACAAAGAAAGAAAAAGATATCGCGATGCCACCAAGTGAACTTCGTGTAGTCTTAACTGACGAACAGATTAATACTATTCGACGCGCTGCAGGAGCACTTGGTCAATCAGTACTTTCGTTTACAATTGAAAACGATGAATGTATTGCTCGAGTCAAAGACCCTAACAATGCTAGTGCAAATTCCTTTTCGATTGTAGTTGGAAAGGGTATGAACGAAGCGTATGATAAAGAGTTCTGTGATGCAATTGATTTCCAATTCCTAATTGCTAACTTGAAGCTTATACCTGGCACCTATAACATCGATATTTCAAGCAAATTAATTTCAACGTGGAGTGGTAATGATGTAAATTATTTCATTGCACTAGAAAAGACCAGTAAGATTTTTGATAAATAAAATCTTTAACCTACACAATAATATTATGAGTGAAGAAAATCAAGACGCCGCTGCAGCACAAGCAGCACAACAAGAACCTGTAGTTTCAACTGCAGATGAACTAAATCTGAATGACCTCGCGGTTGTTCTTCAAGTCATTGACGTATGTTCTAAACGTGGAGCATTCGAAGGTAATGAGCTGAAAGACGTAGGTACTCTACGTAATCGCATCGCCGCGTATGTCGATGCTCGTGTGCCAAAAGAAGAAAAGACTGAAGACACAAAAGTAGAAGGTGATTCTTAATCTAATGGAGGTCACATTATGTGGCCTCCTTTTTTTATTATATTATGCGAGAAAATTTATTATGGGTTGAGAAGTACCGACCCAAAACAGTTGAAGACTGTGTACTTCCGAAAAAATTAAAACAAACATTTTCTGAGTTCGTAGCAAACAAAGATATTCCTAACATGATTCTTGCTGGTACAGCAGGAACAGGAAAGACTACAATCGCACGAGCTTTATGTAATGAGTTGAATGTTGACTCATTGATTATTAATGCGTCTGATGAAAGTGGTATCGATGTTTTACGAAACAAGATAAAACAATTTGCTTCTTCTATGACGTTAGATGTAGAATCAAAGTATAAAGTAATTATATTAGATGAAGCTGACTATCTAAATCCGCAATCTACTCAACCAGCTCTTCGTGGTTTTATTGAAGAGTTTGCAGGTAATTGTAGATTTATACTTACATGTAATTTCAAGAATCGTATTATCGAGCCCTTACATTCTCGTTGTACTGTTATTGATTACACTGAAGTAAATGACACAAAGATTTATCCTGCCTTTATGAAAAGGTTAGTACATATCTGCGAATCAGAAAACATTGAATTTGATAAACAAGCTATCGCTGATTTGATTATGAAACATGCGCCAGATTGGCGGAGAGTAATTAATGAATGCCAACGCTATTCAAGTTCAGGTAAGCTATCTACTGAAGTATTAGTTTCAAATGATGCTTCCATTACATCTCTTGTAAAACATTTAAAAACAAAAGACTTCAAACAGATGAGAGCATGGTGTGCTTCAAATTCTGATATTGATACGTCTGTAGTATTCCGTAAGATATATGATAAGGCTTATGATATACTTGACCCACAATCAATACCACCTGTAATTATTTTGTTAGCGGACTATCAATATAAAGCTGCATTCGTTGCAGATCACGAACTAAACTTAGTTGCTTGTCTTACTGAGATTATGGCAACTGCAACATTTAAATAACATGAAAAAACAAAAGAAAAGTAAATGTTGTGTGTGCTCTTCTCCTAACTACGGCTCATTGACCTTTTGGAAGAATAAAGATTTCTGGCAATCGGTTTTACTATACGTGTGTATGATCGGATTACTTTACTTTGGTGTAATGTTAGCGAGGCTAATACAATGAACATAGGAAAATACTGCATAGATATTACTGACTTTGAATTACGTCCGTGGTTTAGAGTCGAGCTTGAATACGAAGACAATAGCAAAGACAAAGGATACGTTTATGTCCATCGTGGTTGGCTATGGTTTGTCGTATCATACAAAGAAAGTTTTGGTTGGAAAGAATTTCAAGAGACCGTCCACAACATTGTTGACAATAAGCAATAATAATATAATATATAATAATATGGGTAAAGGTATGACACCAAAGAAAGGCTATAACGATAAAGCCTATAAAGATAATTATGATGCTATTGATTTTTCAGGTGTACGTAAAAATCGGCAGGGCCTAATGGGTTCGAAGACAATTGTACATGGTGATAGAAAAGCAAAGCACACTAAAAAGATACATCAAGAAGAAATAGATGACGCCATTTGATTTTTTAAATTCTATTAACGAAAAGAAAAAATATCTTTTCGAAGGTTGCACTGCGGATGATTCTGGTGAAGCGGCTGACCTTGATTCAGTAGATAGAAAGTACACGCCCTTTATGGTGAATCGCGGACTATCAAACTTTACTGATACTATTTTATTTGCAAACGAAATGAATGGACGTGCTCACATGTCTAAGAAAATGCAATATGATTTTCTTTTTCATTCTGTAAGACGTAAGAGGCGATTTTCAAAGTGGCATAAAAAAGCAAAAGATAGCAAAGATATTGAGCTAATTAAAGAAGCTTATAATTGTAATCGCGAACAAGCTGAAGAATTTTATGACTTACTTGATATGGATAAGCTTAGAATGTGTATGTCAAAAGGTGGCATATTATAAATAACTAAGTGAATGAATACAAAATAGAATGGACACCAGAAAGTATGTTGGAGGTTTCTCTTTCTGAGCCCGATGACTTTTTAAAAATTAAAGAAACTCTTACAAGAATAGGAGTAGCATCTAAGCGCGAATCACAAACGCTATTTCAGAGCTGCCATATTCTTCATAAGCAAGGACGGTACTTTATTGTACACTTCAAAGAATTGTTTATGCTTGATGGAAAACCGTCTAACCTTAGTGAAGACGACATAGCACGAAGAAACACAATTGCGATTCTTTTATCTGATTGGGGTTTACTTGATGTACTTAGTGAAGAAAAAGCAGCTGAAAGAACTTCATTACGTAATATAAAAATAATATCTCACCGCGATAAGAACGATTGGGTTCTTGAAGCAAAATACTCAATAGGAAACGTAAAAACGTATAAATAATAACATGACAGACATAAGCAAATTAACAAAAGTAGAATTAGAAGAACTCGGTAGAGAGCATGGACTTGAGCTCGATCGTAGACTTACTAAAGGTGCTCTAATTGAACAATTAGAAGAAGTAATAACAGAAGAGCCTTCATCAATAGTTGACTTAAAAGCTGAGTACGTTGAAGAAGCACCCGTTTTAAAAGAAGTAGTACCAGCACCTTCTGGTCAACTTTTAACAGAAAGAACTAAGCCAGCAAAGACCGTAGATAGATTGTTTGCTGATGCTGATGGTAACGTTCTTAAGTTCGAAACACGAGGAGCTGCTCGCTCGACCGGTCATAAATATGACGGAAAAGTGCTTGAACAAGACGGGCATTTTGTTGTTCGCAAATACTAGTTTTTAGTATAAATAACTTTATAGATGGTGCTCACAATGAGGCCATCGCCCTTAACCTGCCTAACGGAGGATAAAATAAAATGACAAATACATATACATGGCCAGGTCAGACCTGGACTATCGGTTTTGATTCTATGTTTAATAGAATTGAAAAACTACAATCACAACAACAGGGGTATCCACCTCATAACGTTGTGAATCACGGCGAAGAGAAATACGAAATTGCTCTTGCTGTTGCAGGATTCAGCGAAAAAGATTTATTCGTTGAACAAGAAGAAAACGTTCTTACAATCGCATCAAAGGATGTAGATTTAAACGGAGATAAAGAATACATCCACAAAGGTATTGCAACTCGTAAATTTCAAAAGAAATTCACACTAAGTGAATACGTTGAAGTTGATTCCGTTGCACTTGTCGATGGTATTCTTTCTGTATTCCTACAAAAAAATATACCAGAAGAAAAGAAGCCAAAGCGCTTTGGTATAAATACAACAAAAGAATTTTTAACTGAATAGTTTTTTCTGCGTTAAACATTAAGTCCGTCGAGCCTTATTCCTGCTTGGCGGGCTTTTTTTTGTTTACTTTTGCGGAAAACTCTATATAGTATATACTATGATTGGCTTTTATACCTCCATTGTACACAAAGGAAACACACTATTATATCGCGGCTACGACCAAAACGGTAAACGCGTTCAAGAAAGACTAAAGTTTAGACCGACTTATTATCTCGAGTCTAAAAAATTAACTTCAAAGTATCACGGACTTGACGGTACACCTGTTGAGCCAATGACCTTTCCAACGGTTAAAGATGCGAATGAGTTTGAGAAACTCTACGAAGGAGTAAAAGATTTTAAAATCTATGGTAACCCACGCCACGTACCTGCGTTTATTCAACAACATTTTCCTAATGAGATTACATTCAACCGCGCTCTTGTAAACATCGGCTCTTTTGATATTGAGACTGCGTACGGCGACGGATTTCCAACGCCCGAGAATCCTGTTAATGGCGTATTAACAATTGCATACAAATCTTCAAAAGAAGAGTTCTATCGCGTATGGGGTATGAAGCCCTATGACGAAACTCAGTGCAGACTTAAGAATCTCGAAGTAAGATACAAACAGTTTGTAAGTGAAGAAGCAATGCTTACTGACTTTATTAATTATTGGTCAGACCCCGAAAACACACCAGACGTAATTACAGGTTGGAACACAGAGTTCTTTGATGTTCCTTACTTACTTGCTCGAGTAGAGCACTTGCTTGGAACTACAATGATGAAAAAGTTTTCGCCTTGGAATAATGTTTGGCATCGCAATGTAACAATGTTTGGTCGTGAGCAACGCGTAACTAACATCGATGGTATACCAAACTTAGACTACATGGGCTTATTTAAAAAGTTTGCTTACTCTTATGGTAACCAAGAGTCTTATCGACTTGACCACATTGCTTCTGTTGTACTCGGCGAAAGAAAACTTGATTACTCTGAAGCTGGTTCGTTGCGGAATCTTTATGAAGTTGACTTTCAAAAATACATTGATTATAATATAAAGGACGTAGAATTGATTGAACGCTTTGAAGAAAAGCTCGGTCTTATTACGCTAGTAATGACAACTGCATATATCGGTGGAGTAAATTATACCGATACACTTGGTACTACTGCGATATGGGATTCAATCATTTACCGACGTCTTATGAGAAAAAGAACAGTGCCTAGACTTCGACAATTACCACCAAGTAACTATACTCCGTATGGAGCAAAAGTTGGTTCTCTTACACACAATGGTAGGCCCGGTGATAGAAACACAAGTAAGTTCGCAGCAATTGCGGGTGGTTATGTAAAAGAAGTTAAAGAGGGCATGAGTGATTGGGTGATGAGTTTTGATTTGAACTCACTGTATCCTAACATTATTATTCAAAACAATATGTCAGCCGAGACACTCGTGCCCCACTCTTTTATACCAAATGTTTTTCCTAATCGCATTCTTTCAGAAAATTCGTTTCCGTCAGATATAGATTTATGTCGAGCAGCCAATGGTTCTGTGTATAGAAAAGATATTAAAGGAATTGTACCTGAGCTAGTCGAAGAACTTTACTCTAAACGTGTTGAAGTTAAAAAGAAAATGATTGAAGGCCAACAAGCTCTTCAGCTTGATAAAGATAACAAAGCATTAATACGTGATGTGTCGCGAAACGAAACAATGCAGATGGCCGTAAAGATTTTGCTAAACTCTCTTTATGGTGCAATGGCAAACAAGTACTTTAGATACTACGACCCACAAGTCGCAGAGGGCATAACACTCACGGGCCAAACAGTTATTCAATGGGCAGAGAAAGCAGTAAACCAAAAGATATCTGAGTTCTTGCAAGAAGAAACTATTCAAGACAGAGTAATTGCAATTGACACTGATTCTGTTTACATTACCGCTGCTGACATCGTTGAGAAGTTTAAACCAAAAGACCCTGTACATTTCTTAGATGAGTTCGGTGAAAAGGTTATTGAACCTGCGCTGTCAAAAGCTTTTGATGAATACGCTAGAATTTCTAACGCTTACGATAACCGAATGGTTATGGCACGTGAAGCAATCGCAGATCGTGGAATATGGACTGCAAAGAAACGTTACATACTCAATGTACATAACAATGAAGGTGTTCAGTATTCTGAGCCTAAGATAAAAATGATGGGTATCGAAGCAATTAAATCTTCAACGCCTGAAGTTTGTCGAGACGCTATGAAAGAGATGTTTAAGACAATACTTACGGGTAGTGAGAAGAAAACTCGCGAAGCCATAGAGTTATTCAAAACACATTTCAAAACATTACGACCCGAAGAAATTGCTTTTCCTCGTGGTGTTTCAGAAGTTGAAGCGTATTCTAGCAGAGACACGATTTATAGAAAGGGTACTCCAATCAATTCACGTGCTGCGATTCTTTACAATCACTACGTTAAAAAGCACAAGCTTGAAAACGAGTACGAGACGATTTACAACGGAGATAAGATTAAGTTTTTATATTTAAAAGTTCCTAACGCAATAAACGAAAACGTCTTTGGCTTTAAAGATGCATGGCCAGAGAAGCTTGACTATGATAGATACATTGATTACGATATGCAGTTTACTAAAACGTTTATGGAACCACTACAAATTATTCTAGGTAGTTTAGGTTGGACTGCTCAAGCTACACTATTTAAAGACGACAGACCCGTCAAAAAGAAAAGAATTCAAAAAGAAGCATACGTTTCAGATACAGCCGCGCTTTTTTAATTGACAACAAACAAAAATAATATAGTATTAATAATATGAGTAATAATTGGGTAAAAGATATTGCAGAAATGCATACTAAATACGGGACGAACAAAGCAGTTCGTTCTATGGACAAAACGCAACTAAGAACCTTCTTAAAGTTTAGAGTTGATTTTCTTCAAGAAGAATTAGATGAACTTAATGAAGCAAGTAAGCCAGGTGTCCCTATTGATCAAGCAGAAGTTGTCGATGCACTAATCGATTTATGTGTTGTTGCGATTGGAACGCTAGACGCTTTTGATGTTGACGCTTACCACGCTTGGGACATAGTACATAATGCAAACATGAATAAAGAAGTAGGCATAAAAGAAAGTCGCCCTAATCCACTTGGATTGCCTGACTTAATTAAACCAGAAGGTTGGGTCGCGCCTGACCACAATGATAATGTTGGTTTACTGCCATAATGATAAGTCTTACTCTATTCAAATCAATATTCGATAACAAAACTCATCGCAAGATGAAGTTTGATTCGTTGGAATCGTTTGAGAAATTGCTTTATGATTTGAGTAAGCAACCTGGTTACAAGCCGAAGAAAGGTGAGTTCAAAGATGGCTCACCACTTATTAGCCCGGCCACATTCCAACAAGAGACTACTCGAGCAAATCGTAATGTAGTGAGTTGGAATGGTTGGGCTGCGCTTGATGTTGATGATTACGAAAAATCATTTGAAGAAACACTTGAAACATTTAAAACTAATTATTTTATTTGTTATTCATCTGCTTCTTCTACGAAAGAAAAACCAAAGTTTAGAATTGTTTTACCATTTGAAGGTAAAGTCGAAAGCGATAAGATTAGACATTTCTGGTATGCACTAAATCACCAGTTTGGTTCTGTTGGAGATGCTCAAACAAAAGACCTGAGTCGTATGTATTACGTACCTGCTCAGTATCCTAAAGCCTACAACTTTATCTTTACACATAAAGCTCCTTTATTAAATACAGATGAGCTAATGGAAAAACATCCGTATGTTGATTCATTTAGAAATCGCTTCGAAGATAAAATGCCAGATCACGTACGTGAAAAGATTGCTGAATACAGAAAAGAACAACTTACTAAAACAGATATCAATTGGTCAACCTATCACGATTGCCCATTTGTGAATAAACAACTTGTAATCGAGTATCGAACTATTAGTAGTTCTGGTTGGTATCACAAGATGTATCAGATAATGGTAAGTATTGCGGCAAAAGCGATTAAGTCACAATACCCAATTCTACCAGAACAGATATCCGCTTTGTGTAAGCAAATTGATGACGAAACGGGTGGTTGGTATAAGGGTCGCCCTATGGCCCTAGAAGCCGCCCGTGCCATAGAATATTCAATGAGAAACCTCTAAAATCGCCTAAAAGTGCGTGTTTTTTCGAATTTTATTTTCCAAAATGCATTAGTCCTTGTCAGTCAATAATATAAACTTCTGTACAAAATACAGAAACTGTGGTATAATATTATTATAAGATTGATTATGACTATGATTAAAGAAAAAACTACTAAACTACTCGGAGAAGATATTGCCTCCGACCACCATTTAGTTAAACCAGGTCGCTCAATGTCTGATGCGACTGATTTGATTAAATGTTTAATGATGGAAGACTACAAGAGGTGGTCTAAGATACCAGAAGACAAGACCGCATGGGAATGTCAGCCCAGCGAGTCTGATGTGATTTCAGAAAATATGTACCACAAGTTTGCTACAACAATTGGCGAAAAGAAAGGTTCCAAATACATCAAGATTACTACTGGTGGCTCAGTTTGGGGATTCATCGTTAATACCAAGAACGATAAGAAATTTAAATACGGCGACCTTCTAAAGGCAGCAGGTTACAACGCTCCCGCTCGAAACTTCGCTCGAGGAAATGTTATTGACGACACAGTCGAGGACTTACGGGTCAAATCAGTTCGTTGGACAGGAGTGAATTACTAATTTATGATAAGAGCAAAAACAGAACCGACAGAAATAGTCATTGATTTGACTGGGCCCCAAGGTAATGCTTTCTATTTAATAGGAACCGCAAAACGCTTGGCGAAAGATGTGTTAGGGTATGATAGGAACCGATGGGCTGCTGTGGAAAAAGACATGATGTCACACGGCTATGAACATCTCGTTCAGACGTTTGATACTCTTTTTGGTGACTTTATAATTTTAGAACGATAATATGGGTACATTTGTAAGAGTTTATAATCTCGAAAAAACATGGCCACCATCGGATGTGATTCAATGGTGTTATAGAAATAATTTTAATGTTTACCGCGAGGCCGATGGTCACATTTGCGGTGGCTTAATCTTGAGTGAATTTAAGCGTTGCTTAAAAGAAGATCGAGGTTATTTGATCATGGCTCACGACGGCGAAAAATGGACCGGTTGGGGCTTAGCATACAAAGATGAAGGTATTAATATGTTTCAGTGTTACGTACCAGTTCGACAACGAAGAAAAGGAATTGGCTCTCGCTTGTTGAAAAAAGCATGTAGCATATTAGGCCGTGTCGAAGTTTACGATATCAGTACGTCAAACAAATTCTTTAAATCAAATGGCCTTACTAAAAACGATGCCATAACAGGAAAAAAACTTAAATATGCCTAAATCAAATACATGTGCCGTTCGCTCTCAACGTATGAGAGATATTAGCAGAGGCCGATGGTCTCCGAGTTTTAGTGAAAAAACTCCCAATACAGTGCGAAATCCGTATGATCGCAAAAAGCCTATATTGCCAGTTTATAACGGAAATATAAAATGGTGATTGACATTTTCTTAAAAATCGATTAGTATTATAATATGCAAATAAAACCTTTAAATCCACTTATACCTTTTAAAGATGGTGACTTATCAGTTCAAGCTAGTGAATTTCACTATTGTACTCCTCGTCACGATAAAGGGCCCTACCATTCGTATGAAGTTGCTTACTTCCGTGGCGATGGTACTTTCTCAGAACTTCGCGAGCTTGGTATGACAGATGACCAAGTATATGCAAACGTCTCAAAAGCAGATGTTTTAAACTTATTAGAAACCGAAGGCTATACACCTTCACAAATTAGAAAGCTATTACCAGATGAGTAATGTACAAACTATTCAAGATTCTTTCGTAGAACTCTACGCAAAAAAACAATTTGTTACAGATAAAACTGGCGTTAAGACAATCGAACTTGTCGGCGCTTCGTTTGTATGTGATAAACCCGCAATCTTCGGTGAACCCAATTTTGATTATATCAAACGCGAATTACAGTGGTATGAATCAGAATCTTTAAATGTCAATGACCTTGAACCGACTCCACAAATCTGGCAAGCTATTTCAGATAAAGACGGAAACATAAATTCTAATTATGGCTATTTGATTTACAACAAAAAGAATGGCGAACAATTTATAAAAGTAAGAGATGAACTAACTAAAAATCCTAATTCTCGTCGCGCTGTAATGATTTACACTCGTCCTACTATTCACGAAGAATACAATCTAAATGGTATGTCAGACTTTATCTGCACCAACGCTGTTCAGTATTTAATTCGTGATAATAAACTTCATGCAATTGTTCAAATGCGTTCGAATGATGTAGTCTTTGGCTATCGAAATGATTTTGCATGGCAACAGTATGTCCTAGAATTTTTAGCAGATGAACTAAATGTCGAGTATGGTGACATCACTTGGCAAGTCGGTTCGCTTCACGTTTACGAAAGACACTTCAATTTTATTGAAGACGAAATTGAAAAACGAAAAGACAAGAAGGCAACGATGAAACTAGCTGATATGGCTATGGGTAATTACTACGGAAAAGTATCTGATTTCTATGATTAATTTAGATTTTACAGTTGATGATATAAAAGATAAAGCTGCTTATATTGCTCGAGCTAAAGCTGAGGCTCAACTTTGTTATAATACACCATCAACTCGTAGAGGTAGAACATGGCCTAATTTATATCAATCGTACAAGCAAGGCCACGCTGCTGAATATTATCTAATTGAAAACTTTGGTTTTAAATGTGCTGGTGAAAAGTACAAAGATTTAATAAACACTGATGGCGAACTTGTAGAAGTAAAAACACGTACAAGTGAAGATGCTCTACAAGATACAAGAAGAACTTTAAACAAACAAAAACACACATATAAAAAAATACCAGATACACTTTATTTCTGGCTAGTAGATTATACGGACGAACAAAATCCGGCCTATAATTTCTATGCTAAATATAAATGGAAAGATGGTAGATTTGTAATAACATCAAAAACTAATTTATGAGTAAAGAAAAAGAGTCTATAAAAGTGCTACAGGAATGTGCTGCACTACAAATTAAAAAGTCTAACGACTATCAAAATCCTAATTCGCGAATTAAACAAGCGGATTATTATCCACGAGGAGTACTAACTATGTTAGATATTGTTTACGCTAAAGTTCTTCGTATGTATTCTGTCGCAGAAGCAATGGAGAGCGATACAGAATACGCTGCAAACTTTGAATCACTCGAAGATTCAGCAAAAGACCTAATCAATTATGGTTCTTTTATTGCAGCATACATACGTAATGGTGTCGATGGACAAGACCCTAATAAAGATTTTTTAAACAGAGACAAGAAAACAAAACCGTATATGGCAGAAGAACATTACGGAACAGACAAAGAAATAACCGATGAATAAAATTATATTAAATATAATGCTAGCGCTTAACGCGATCGCTTTAACACTAACCGCGTTTAATCCAACAGAGCATAGTGGCCAACACATGATTATGCATTGTTCAATTATATTATTGTGTCAAATTGCTATGGAAAAAAAGTAATGAAAAAAGGCGGTAAAAAATGGCATAGTAGATATATGGAGCTTGCCCGACAAGTGGCTTCTTGGTCAAAAGACCCAAGTACGCAATGTGGTGCGGTTATTGTTGGCAAAGAAGGCCAAGTAATTTCACAAGGGTATAATGGTTTTCCACGTATTATGCGAGATGGTAGTGAACTCTACAAAGATAGACCAACCAAATATAAAAGAATAATTCACGCAGAGATGAATGCGATTTATAACGCTGCCCTTAATGGTGTTTCACCAAAAGGCGCAACAATATATGTTCATGGTCTTCCGTGTTGTCACGAATGTGCTAAAGCAATTATTCAATGTGGTGTTGAAAGAGTTGTAATGAGTAAACAAACAGATAATACACGTTGGGGCGAATCTTGTTCTGATGCTCAAGATTTTTTTAAAGAAGTTTGTATGGAGGTAATTTATATATGAAAAATTGGAAACCAAAAATTATACTAATAGGAATGCTACTATCATTTGTAGCAGCATGTTTTAACATAATGAGCGGATTATACATAGCGGTTTTAACAAATACGTTTTGTAATTACGTCGTTATTTCTAGGCAACGTTCGAAGACAGTAAAGATAACAAAAAAGAAAGAACGAGCTATGACCGTTGATGAGTATCGCGAAAGAGAAATGGAAGCGTATCCACATCGCGAATATCCAAGATTAAAGACATGAGTAAGAAAAAAATATATCACGGTATAAAAGGCGAAAGAATAAAATGTGATTTCGAAGAGAAAACAATAGTCGAATTTGCAGCACGTCGCCCAAAATTTCTCTTTACATTAGTCTTATTCGGTGTTATAATAGCAATCATAATGGAAAATTTAAAATAATGATATTAAATATAATAGCAAATATAACGGTTCTACTTCTTTTCTTTTACATACTTTATCGTTTTTCGGTAATGGTACGTGAATGGTCTAAAGATTTAGCTAGTGAAGAAGAACATCAAGATTGGTGGAGCTACATGGAAAGCCAAAGACAAAAAAGCGAAAAGAAGAAAAAAAGAAAATGAAAAATATATCACTTGTTATGGGTCGTGGCATTGAAGGCTGTGGTGTTACTAAGTTCACTATTGAGCAAGCTAAGTACTATGCTAATAATGATGACGACTATAAAATATGGGCTTCAAAGGATAAAACCTGGTCACGTAAAAATGCTCACACTGACATAGAAAATCTTGAACATATAAAGTTTACAGAAGAAGAAGTTAATAGAATGATATCAGAAATTAACACTACTGATGTTTGTATTGTTAATTCACTTCCACCGAAGAGTATGAAAGAAGAAGCTGTTAATCAGTTTGCTCGAATACTTAAAGAAGTGAAAGTGCCTATTGTTCTTATACAACTTGATCATAACATTCAATCGCTTCGTCGCAATTGTTTGATGGATGAGTTTATTGAACGAGCAGATATGTTATTTGCTTTATCGCCTACTGGTGCATTTGGTCAATACGTTAATAAAATAAAACCAGGTAAAGTTGTTTACCCATACGAAATTGGATTTGACTTTGATGCCATATCACATGTACGTGTTCCTTTATCAGAACAAGATGTCAATCACCATAAGTGGATTGGCCGAACTGTTTCGTGGAAAGGATTTAAACCAATGTTTGAGTTTGCTGAAAGCTCTCTTACGCCTGGTGGAAAGTTAATTACCTTTGAAGGTATTGATCGCTCTCCTGCATTTCTTGGATTTAAAAATGATCACGAGTTTCAGCATCATCTAGCAGATAATATTGAAGGTTTTGAGTTCGAGTATGGTAAACTACCTTATGTTTTCGGCTCTTATGTGCATTCAGAAATGTTACATCGACTTGCTCGAAGTGGATTTGCATATCAATTATCAATACTAAAACCAGCATCAATCAATATGGCACTTGAATATACTCATTGCGAGATCGTTGCAGCAGGAGCTATTCCTGTGTTTAGAAAAGCTTATGGCGATAATTGTAAACATAGATGGTCAGATAAACCTTTAACTGAATGCGAAGATACAGGCACAGTGTGGCTTGACGAATACGACCATAAGCCAGCATATAAATTAATAGAGGAGTTATCAAAAGATGACGCTATGAGAGAAGACTATCGCAAGATGTCACTTGACTTTTATAGAGATCATCAAGACTCACAACACGTTTACGAATCACTAATGGATAAAATAGAAAACAACATATAATATGGAACACTTAAAAGCAATACTAAAAAAACTCGAAGGCCAAAGAGACATCGCACTAGCAGACTTAGAAGTCTATCTAACAGCTCCTGCGGGAATTGGAGAACACCCTGGCATCGGCCACGAAATAGAAATCTTTATTGGTCAGATTGATGACGTAGAAGGTAAGATTGACGTAATTAAAAAATTAATCGCAGCACGATGAGTTATTCCTACGCTTCCATAGTACCACTAATTGGTGGTGAAACAATCGCAATGCAGAATGTTTTCGGTAAACGACCTGAACATATAATGTCGTATGAAGCATTTCAAGCAAACGATTCACAACTTCTAAACTATTATAATAATGAAGTACCTTATCAATTTTTAGATAACTATAGTGGTTCTCTTAAAGAAGTTGATGTAGTGAATACTGTTTGTCCTTGTGCTGGTTTATCAATGCTAAATGTAAATG